ATCGGGTGTTGCTTCTGTTACTTTAGTCGCGACACTGAAAGCGTTAATGCCTGTGCGCCGCGTATTGTCCACCAGAAACTGGCGCGTTTCCGTCACGATTGTGCGGGCCGGTGGACGGTAAACTTGGAGTGGCTTCATACATCACCCGCCGTTTGGAGTATGGAAATTTCTTCGTCCGTAACAGTGCCATCGGGATTGACCACGACAGCATTGAATTCGACTTCTCCGCGATTGTTGATCTTGGAGATTTTCTTCTCAACACCAGTCCACGTATTGGAATAACAAGAAACAACCAAATCGAAAGATTCCGGGTCGGCTTCGTTTTCTTTGTCGGCCCGTGGAATTGCGATTTCTTTTGAGTCCAACACAATGTCGAGGAAGCTACTGGCTTTACCACTTGTGATGCGCACGTTCAAGGCTTTCGAATCAACCAAGATAAGACATTCCCCGATGAAACGGATCGCATCGAAATAATCGTTCGTGATGTAGTGGAGTTCATAACGAAGTGTAATTGGGAAATAATGCAGCCGGGTGATTTGGCTATTCGAGCCATCCAGAACATCCCCGGAGCCACGACGGCGAATTGTCGTCGATAGCAAATGAGCCTCAGTCTTTGCAATGCTGTTCACGCTCACGTAGGCATAGGGATACGTCGGCACCAGCTTCGACCGTTGCACCATCTTTGCATCGTTGTTGTGAACGAACGGCAAATCCTCAAGTTTAAAATATCGTTTGAACGACGCACGGATGGCGGCGAACGAGGTAAACAAATGCGTCTGTTTAAAACTTTGATTGCCTAGCAAGTCACGACTTTTTAATACATCCCGAAATTTCTCTTGGGCTGGCGTATCAGTCATATTTTCTGCCTCCAAAAACAAAAAAGGCCGTCGTGATTTCTCACAGCGGCCTTTTCGTTACAGCGTGATCCTGATACGGCCCGGAATAAGCGGTTGCATCGCTTGCGGTTTACCGCGAACTACCAACGATTCATCGTCGTAGGGTTCGAGGTCAACAGAAGCAAAAGCCGATAATTGTGGATCGAGGATAATTACCTCACCCTCTTCCAGATACTGCTTTTGTACGTAGACAGCGGAAGCAATCGACAGAATCTGGCGAAGCGCAGTGCTATCAGTTCCATGCAACGAAGGGTTGATGGAGTTTTCCGAATTTGGAGCAGTGCCGAACTTGGTCACAGTCGGGGAAGTTTCTTCGACGTAATCGACATAACTATCGAGTCCATCGACTTGCCCTTCATTGCCACTTTCAGCAATCGGAACCGTTGCACAGTCTGGTGCCGAAACACCATTCAATGCAGGCATTAGCGAACTGTTCAGGACCGAAGAAAATTCATCGCAATCACAAATCTGTTTAAGCACTTGGATTGCCAATTCGTCTCTTCCGTTTTTGCAACACAATGCCGCAAGTGAAAAAAGAGCCTGAATGTCCATCGTATAATCTCCAGAAGAATCTAACGCCGGTTGAAATTTAAAGGGGCGCTCCTTTTCACTTCAACCGACGCGGAGATTAATTAACGAACCAGACGCTTACCTTTCACTACGGAACGGTTGTTGGCGAGAACGAACGAGAACGCTTCGGACAGCATCCAGCCTTTGGCGGTCGAACCTTCGTGCGCGTAGTCAACCGGACGGGATTGGATACCGCCACGGGTGCTGTACGCGGCGTGGTGTTCAGGGCTGGCAACAACGTAGATTTCGCCACGATCCAGAACCTTTTGGTTCGGTGCGCGGAAACCATCGGTCAGCAGTTGCAGACCAACCAGCGTACCCAGCTGGCCGTTCAGAGCCAAGTCGTACTTGGTGATCGGATCGAGCATGGTTGCGAAATCGTTCGAACCGATGATATCGGACCAGTAATCGTTGGAAATGATCGCGGTGGTTGCTGGCAGGTTCCAGTCGGTCACAGCGGTGCGCAGACGACCAAGGTTTTTGGTGGTCAGTTCGCCCGCGATGTATTCGATTGGGTTCATCATGCCGACAGTTGCGTCAGCTGCGATTTTCCACAGACGGTCTTCCTGCACCATCATGGATTGCAGCGCGTCGTTGTAAGCGTGTTCCAGCAGATCGCCCGAAACCTGTTCCATGTCCAGCGCGTTTACGCGAACGTTGGCGATGATTTCGAATTCGGCAGGCAGGAATTGACGTGCGCGAATGTTCTGGTAGCCGACGCCAGCAGGGCCGGTGGCAACAACTGCCATCGAATCATGCGGAGGCATTGGAACGCGTTGTACTTCGCCCTGACGCAGGGTGTTACCTTGCGAAAGTTTACGCAGGAAACCGTCGCGCTCGGATTGCTCGTAAACCTGTTGCGCAATGTTCGCGCCCAGTGCTTTCCAGTTTTCGTCGGAAGCCATTGCTTCGCGCATGATATCGCGACGATCTTCGCGAGTCGAAGCGGTTGCCATTTGTTGAGCTTCAGGAACGATCACGCCGCTTTGTACAGCCTGCATCAAACGACCGATTTGCAGCGCGAGGTCTTTTTGCGAGCTGGCGTTGAATTCGCCGGTGCTGGCGGACAGGGCCAGTTCACCACCTTTCGAATAACGCAGGGATTCGAGCGGATCACCAGTACCAGCCAGTACCATCCGGGCGCCTTGAATTTTGTTCAACATGTTTTGTATCTCCAAAGATTTTCGAATGATCCGCGATTAAGCGTTGGTGATTTTGACGACCAGAGGGCCGTAGGAAGAAGCGTCAGCCACTGGGGTTTGCAGAACCAACACAGTGTTGACGATTTCGCCGGGACCGCTCGAAGTGAATTTACCGTCAACGCCCAATTTCGGACGCAGAACGTTCGACCAATCGGCAGCGGCGTCGTAGAAAGTGGTAGCGACGGATTCGGCGCGGGTCAGTACTGCAATGCGGCCCAGTTCGGAACTCGACAGACCGCCGATTGGCGCATCACCGCGCACGGTTTTGGCTTCGGAAACGGTCGGTTCGTACATCATCTGCACAAACAGTTCTTTGCCGGTATCGCCCGGAACAGCAGGGGTGCCGCCGTTGGCTGGAGTGCCGGTGAAGAAATACAGTTTGGTGCCGACGCTTTGCACTTTGCCTTCAACAGGCGCAGCAGCGGAAATTTCCAGAACGTCGCCGCCGACTTTAACCAGCATTTGGCCATTCAGTGGCAGACGACCGAGGTCAACAACGCCGCTTTCCGGAACGATGGAACCGGAAACGATTTTCGGCAGGAACGAAGGCGGGGTGTTCCGGTTCACGGAAATACCGGCGAAGATTTCGCCAGTAACGCCTTGCGATGGGCGCACGTAAGTACGGCCATTCACTTTCGAGAAAACGAGCGCTTGGCCGTCTTCACGCAGGTCGAGGCCGGGTTCAACGTCGCGGAATTCGGTGTTGAAAGCGCGAGTGTATTTATCAACGATCATGGGGAATTTCTCCGATTAGAACAGTTTCAAGCCTTTCAGCTTGCTTTGGAAGTCGGTGTTTTGTGGTTGCTCAGCCGAAGCGGTCGCGATCACGTTTTCTTGTTGCACTTGCGCAGGACGTTGAACCGCTCGGCCCATCGAAAGCGAGGACGCGGTAGCCACGTTTTTCGGTTCGATTTGCGTTACGGCGGTTGCCATCTGGTTTTGAACCACTTGCTCGTACTGCATGATTTCAGCGGCCTTTGCCAAGATGCTGGCATGGTATTCCGGCGAGTGATCAATGAAAGCACGTTGCAGAAGTTCAGCAGCACCGGCCAGACCTACGTCTTCCAAAGAGGAAGCGAGCGCGGTCACAATCGGGTTGCTCATGTCACGGAAATAACCGGTGTTAATACCGTGTGCAGCCGTCGCCAGAGCGGATTCGTAGCGGGTTGCGAGTTCCGATTTATCGCGTGCGGTTGCTTCAGCCAGCACGTTACCTTGTTCGGTAACTTGCGATTGAATTTGTTCCGCAACAACCTGTTCGATTTGCAGAACCGGTTTGATTTCTTCGAAACGAAGTTGTTCCAACGCAGCATGCACGCCTTGTTCACTGGCGATTGCTTTGAAAGCACGGCCAATTGCTGGATCAGCAAAAGTGGCAGGGTTTTCGGAAGCCGAAGCAATTGCTTTCGCGAAAGGAATACCGTTGTGAAATGCCATCCACGTAGGTTCGCCTTGGACGTTACCTACATAATTAACATCAACAGAATTTTCTTTCATTTCGGCGCTGGCGATGGAAACGAAAGAAGCGGAAACTTCGACCGGAGCCGTGGTTTCAACAACAGCGGCAACAACTGGTGCTGCGGCTTGTTCTGCTTCGGTTTGTTCGGTTGCGACAGCAACAGCCGGGGCCTGTTCGGCAGCCGGTACGATTGCGTCGGTTTGTGCGTTTGCGGTAGCCATTTCAGGTTTTACCTTGCGCTTTACGCCGCCTTTTTTCTTTTTGCCTTTTTTCGAGGCAGCCAGACCGAGGGAAAGATCGTCGTCATCTTCTTCCTCTTCTTCGTTGTCGTCTTCGTCTTCCTCTTCTTCCTCTTCGCTGTCTTCTTCCTCTTCGTCTTCGTCGTCGAAGTCTTCGTCTTCGTCTTCGTCTTCGTCCTCTTCTTCCTCTTCGTCAGAGGCTTTGCACTTGGCAGCAGTGCCGAGGAAATCAGCGCTTGCAGTAGCTTTTTGCTCTGCGCTCATTTCGTCTTCCGGATCAACGAGGCCCATGTTGGTAACAGGGCAGAAAATCGGGGAGGGATTGCTGGCGATGATGTGCATTTCTTGGCCGCTATCGCTAGCGGTGGTCAGGTAATGCACCTTCAATTTGCCGTCTTCGGTGGCGCTGGATGCCACGGCCAGTTGTGGGGTGTATTCGGCAACCGCAACAGCTGGGATATTTTTGTAAATATCGAAGTTGATTGGTTGGTTCGAAATCACCATCACGTCGTCGCATTTAGCGGCGAAAGTCTCGCATTCGCCAGAGGCCAGAGCGCGGAATGCTTCAACAGCAGAAACGCGATCAGTTGCTACGGCGAGCAGCAATTCTTTTGGTTGAGAGTTCGTTTTCAAGTCAGCGTCTTCCATTTTTGGGAGGTCGGAAGCGCAAGCTGGGCATTTATCCAACAGTTCAAGACTGTCAGTAATAACGTGTGCGCCGCAACCGCTAGAGCAGGCTTGATAGAATGCGTCCATATCCTCACCAGCATTCGAGGCTACAGCCACCATTTCATGCTTATCCGCATCCGCAACTGCAACCATTTCTTCGCCGTCAATCGGGTTCAGAAGTTGCATATCCGAAATGGCAGTAGCAACGGCAAAATCGCCGCTTTTACTTTCCATAACGCGATAGGTGCCGGAAGCGACAGCGCTGAAAAGCTCCATTGCTTGCTCTTGGTTATCAGCCATAACGACGATGCCGCGCAGGCGCGATTTTCGATTCGACATGGTTCACTCCATTTAAGAGTTTGTGGGTTTTTATACCTCACGTTTAAAAATTACAAAGTTCAAAAACTTCAGAGTAGTTTCAACAGCAGCCCACGAACCTTGCGGCAAACCGCTTGCACAGAATTGTGTGCGGTATACCCTGCGTATTTCGTGTTTTCGCCATTAATATCCGTTTCACCCTCGTATTTCCAATTCGTTTCTTCAAGGGTGAATTGAATGCTACCTGTACCCATATCAGAAACGAAGTCAACGCGGGCGCTATGATGCGGCTTGCCATTACATTCGTGATCGTAGTTGATTTCGCAATGAACTAAACCCTTTCGGATTTCTTGAATGTTATGCAAATGATGCTTCAGACTACGAAAATCAAATGTTTTGGGCTGGTGCATATCAGACAATGGCGAGGCTGCTAACGCAATGAACATTTCCATTAGCAGAC